ACCTGAAGCTCTGTTGTCATAGTAGATTTTACCGGTAACTCTAAGATTGCCATAGACAACAGGGGTGTTCCAAAAGTTTGCGGTGTTATAGCAGTACATTTCACCGTTGTTTTTTACAAACCAAGCCTGATTGCCCGGTTTCCCCCAGTTATCGCCCCAGTTCACCCAAAGAGCCGTTTGTCCTGCTTTCCATCCACCGTCAGACATTCCCACTCGGAAACTGTTGCTTCCAGTTAACCAAAAAACAGTCGGGTCCTTGTCATGGGTACCGATTTGGAAGCCACCGATTTTACCTTTGTAACCTTCGAGTAAGGTAGCAGAGACTACTACTGAACGTAGCTTGTTGATAAAGGCTGTTTTTGCTGCTAACGTATCCGTGAATACATCACTAGCTACAAGCTTCTTCGCTAGTGCTGTGTCAAATATCAACTTGTCTGCTGCAATCGAATTCGAGCGAATGATATCAGTGTTCAAAGTTCCTATTCTGGCATCTCCGACAAATAAGCGTTTAAAATAACCGTCTATCGCCGTGATTTCATCAGCTAGTGTCTTACCTTTCAAGCGGATTCTACTCGCTTCAAGCAAAATATCCTTTGGTGCTAGATTGATTTGTGATGTTACTGCACCAGGTCCTGTGAGGGTTTGGATAGCGTATGAATCATTTAACTGTGACACTTGAGTCTGTGTGACAACATCCTGTGTAGATGTATTGTCGCTGAATTTCTTAGGCGGTTTATCGCCACGGATAAGCGATACCTGACCGATTGCGACTTGCCCATTTTTCATCAACCAAATCTCTAGAGGGAATTCTCTTGCTTTAGTCGATGATTTCTGGACGGTCATCGTACCTGTGATAATTTGAGTACCAGTTTTCGTAAGGGTAACTCTATCAGATGCAAGTCCTCCATCGGATGCCCACAGCTCAATTCCTAAAGGTGCATCTGGTAACACATCCACCCATACTTCCATGCGATAGCTGAGCTTCTCTCCCTTTGTAAAGGTTGAGGTATTAAGTGGCAATGCGAAACCGTGGTAGACTGCATTGGTCTTACCAGTAGTTGTGATTCGTAGCAATTTAGTAGCAGATTGAACCGTAACGACATTCGCATCTGCTTGTTTCTTGTCCCACTTGCTAAAATTCGTTGGATCATATACAAGGTTAAAATCTTCCAAAAAATTAGATACACGGTTAACCAATCCATCAGCAGTCTGAATGACTTGTGAAATAGACTCATTCTGTCTCTGGATAGTCTGTGTGTGACTCTTAACTGTATCAACTACATCGTTGAAATCAGCGACGCTAACGATTTCAGAAGTGTTAACATCGTAGTCAGTCATGCGGTCAGAGTGTTCAAGTTTCATACCGCAGATTTCAAGACTACCATTTCCACTTTGACCAAATTGTATTGAGTTAGATACTGTATCTGCTATGAATGTGAATTGATATCTAACCCAATCTTTGTTCGAGATAGATTTGAATAATCTACGATTATTATCATTTGTAGTCCATGCACGCATCAACAAATTGACATTCTGACTCGTACTATTGCTAGATACTCTCGCCCAGCACGACATTGTGTATTTTTCGCCAACAACCAAATTAACTTTTTGACCGATATCTTTATTTCCACCGTTCGTGTTTCCTACAATACGAATAGCCTTCTTGATAGCGGTATGCGGTGCATCTCTTAATTCGATAACATCTGTCCGACCGTTACCACCTGACAAATACAATCCCCAAGTTCCGTTCAAGGAGTCCCCCGCTGGAATGATGGACGAATTTTGCAAGAGGTTATCATTTCTAATAATATCTCTCAGTTTGGTTTCAATACGTGAGATGGTCCTTTGAAATCCGTCAACAGAGTTCTTGACTGTGTTCTGGACTTGAGTCGCATTTTGAAAACCTCTGTCATTGGCCAATCTGTCAAAATCAGTACGAGATATTTTTTCAGTAATCTGGTCAGCCTGGACTTCGATTCTGTTTTCAGCAATCCTCAACCTGTCGTTTAAAGGGTCAATCTCTTTTTTAGTCACAAGTGTTCTGATTCTGTCAGTTATCTGCTCGATTTTGGCAAAGTTTGAATCAGACAAATCTTTGGATGTTTTAGCAGACTCAAGAGCGTTTCTAGCTTCTTCCAAGGATTCTTCAGCCGTCCGAGTAACTGTTGAACCGATAACACGAATCTCTTCGATTTTAGTTCTCTGGTCTTCGAGTTTCTCGTTCATGCTGCTATCGAAACCTGAGAATCGATTGTCGATTTCTTCGGATAAAGCTCGCTTGTTTTCTTCTGCTTTGGCTTTTGCGAGCTCTATTTGGTCATTGAAATCTTGTTTGATTTGCTCAACTTTGGCATCGAACCCTCTATCAGCTTCTTCGATTTGGTTTTGAAGTTGTTTCTCAAACTCACTGAATTGTTCAATTTTTTTAGTAATAATTCCAGCATACGAATACTGTGCATCATTGCCGGCCTTACTATCAGCACTAATACGACTACGAAGACCACCTTTAAAGTTGAAAGATTGGCTTAATACAGGAGATTTGAACGTTTCTCCCTTGTTCGTTTTGATTGTTACCCACTGTCCAACATCAAGAAGAAGATGACCTTGGAAGTTCAAGTTGAATGGATAATATCGAATATCCTTGATTTTGTGATAAAGGTTATCCAAAATCGATTGAGTCATGAACGGATTCTCAATTTCAAGTGAACGACCTGTGCGAGTTCCGACAGTTAGCCCTTCTTTATCTTTCTTACAAGTGATACCAGCGATCTGATATTCAACTTCGCTCCTGGTTAAACCGTGTAAGAAATAATTATCTGCTGTAATCACGATGCCTGAGTCAGTTAACTCTTTGATTTCAAGTTTCCCTTCTCGGTTGAAAAAACAAGACATTCCGAGCATTTGAGTAGCTAGACTCAATACATCTCTGAATGTCATTTTCTTTTCTTTAGGTTTCGTTTCAATCGCATAGTTCATGGATGTGATATCCATGTTTTCGTTTGCTAGTTCTACACCAGCCTTTAGACAGATTTCTTTGATAACCTGTCTGATTTCTGCTGGGTAGGTTAAGTCTGTGACATATTCACGGTTCAACTTAAACATGCCGTCCATAAGATCTAATGTAGTGGTGTTACGGTTGCGGTCAATTTCAATGTCGTTGATAAAGTATTCGCCCATTTTAACCCATTCATAGGTTCCGTCAGCTAAACCAATAGCAATCTCTGGGGTTACTTTGTCTAGCTTATTGAATGTCGTGATAATACTTGTGAACGTAATCTTGGCACTACCTGCACACGTTCCACCAGGTTTATAAGTATCACCCTTAATATACCCATAATCAAAACTAGCCTCTTTGATATCACCATCCCAATACTCCCCAACTCTGATAGTAAAATCACGGTTTTTAGCAAACATCGCTTCATCAAATTTCTTTCGTCTGAATATATCCATGTTCTACCTACCTCTCTATCAGATTGAACTTAGCACCAGACCAAGGTTTGAACTTCTCAGTAAATGAGTAGCTTGGAGCTGTTCTGTCCCCTACATAAAAAGTCTTGGTTATTTGACCTAGAATCGGGTCAGGATATGAAACATCAAAAAAGACTGCTGATACAGCATTTAAAATCTGACTCATTTCATCTTGAGTCAGCATGCCCCATTCACAGTCTAGTTTGCGTTTAACCGCGATACGGTCACGCACCATGTTTCCATTTGCGTTACGCCCTGTTTCTCCGTCGATATCCTGAATACCGACCTGAAAAGATTTAGGAGGCTTAACAGCCACCCCGTTAATAATTAAGCGTGCCATTTTACCTCCCTTTAAATGTTAAGCAAGACTTGTCCTGCACGTTCTTGTTCTCTATTGATTTCTTGAATAGCTACACGTCCGAATTCGTGTCCGCCAATTTGAATTACGATGTCGCCATTGCCACTAAATCCTCCAGATTGTGGTAAACCACCGCCCAAGGCATTGACTACGGCACCACCTACGATACGACCCATAGTTTGTAAGAAGCCTGTGTTCTCAAGTGGCATAACAACCTCTTTACCAGCTTCACCAATCATGGCCACAGTAGGACTATCAACGATACCACCACGAGCCAAACGAGGAAGGCTGACATAGCCAATGCTTCCTAGAGATACTCCAGGGATTTTGTTAATCATTCCGATGACACCATTGATCATACCAACGAAGCCATTGACAACATTCTCAATCGTTCCTAGAACGGCGTTAACTGCGCTCTTGAATGCTCCACCTACTGCGCTACCAACCATTTGACCAGCGTTGACAAAGATACTCTTAACTGTGCTCCACACTCCGGAGAAGAAGCTACCAATCGTGCTGAATGCGTTCTTGACCGCTTCAAATGCAGTCTTGAAGATATTTCCGAACCACGTTGCGACATTTGAAAGTGCAGTCGTCACATCGTTCCAGCGTTCACCAAACCAAGTGCCAATATTAGCGAATATCCCAGTTAGTCCATTCCAAGCTTTTTGGAACATATCCGTGAACCAGGTGCCGACGTTTGCTAGAGCGGTCGTGATGTCATTCCAGCGAGTTGCGAACCATTCTCCAAGTGGTGTGAAAATGGCAACAATACCGTCCCAAATTCCTTGGAAGATTGCCACAATCGTATCCCAGATAACTTTCAAAACCGCTACTGTTAAATCTAACAAAGCTGTGAGAAGCGTTGATAGGATGTTCATGAGAGCATCGCCTGTCTCGGTGAAGCCGTCGAAAATTTTGCTCATATCACTGGTAAGGATACCTGTAATGATATCAAACACACCCTTGAGGAAGTCGGCCACGCCTCCAAGTATATCAGCGACTGTGTTGAATAATACACGGAAGACTTCTCCAATGTATTCAAGAGTTGGAGCTAGAACTCTCGTCAATTGCTCAACGATAAAGCCAATTACTGGTGAAATGTAAGCAGTGATGACTTGTGACATTTCTTGAAAACTTGCGACCATCTCCAAAATTTTCTGGATCATTGGCGAAATATGCTTGCCAATCGTGTCCGAGAAACCTCGGCCAAGTTTTTCAATAACAGGTTGAATATGATTATTCCAACCTCTTACAAACAAACTGATAATGCTTGATATAGCTTTCGTTGATGATTCAATCGATGGCCTAATATAATTATCATACACACGACTGATAGAATCTGATAAGTCATTGATTGCTTGTTCCGCACTCTCAAAAACAGGAGCAATGGCAGATAGAGCGTTTGAAAATGCATCAGCGATACCAGGCATATTGTCTGTGACAATTTGCTCGATTCCTTGCATAAGGTCGCCGCCGAATTTGAAGCCAATCTCAGTAATGCTAGCTTGAATAGCTAAAACAGCAGACACAATCGAACTTCCGATACGAATAGCACCAGTTGATGTAATGACATTATAGAATCCGTCTGCGAACGCTTGAGCGATGTTTCCGGCCGAGGCAAACATATTGCCCGTGTTCTCAAATTCTGCCACCAGAGCGCGGATGATGCGCTCTTTTTGGCGCCCTAGACCATTTGCGATGCTTTCAGCAAGAAAGACACCGATGCCGACTCCGACCGTACCGATAGAACCTGCAATCTGCCCTAGTGCATAAGCGATTTTCTCGTTCATGCCATTGAAGGCATTAACTACCCGTGGATCAGTAGCGATTTCTTCAAGCGTCGTCTTGATTTGACCAAGGCCAATCTTGATACGTTCTAAACCTTCAGCTCTAAATGCAGCGGTGAAACCTTTGTTAAAGAGGTCTGTTAAACCTTTCAACTTGTCGCCAAGACCGTCAAAGATGCTCTTGAATTGGTTATCCATGTCGGTAAGAGCAATTTCTGGCAAGATATCCTTGAAAGGTGCGCCACCGCCTCCCTTCCCTTTCTTGCCTTTACCTCCACCGCCACCTTTACCTTTACCAGCACCATCGCCATCACCAGAATCGTCTTTTTTGCCTAGTAGGTTGATTTCATCAAATCCCATTAGCCCAAGCAATTCCTTAACTGCTTTTTTAGCTGATTTGGCAGTATCGTCGAGGTTGTCGGCCATACCGCCTGAAGCGTCATCTGCATCGTCCATAGCATCCGCTAAGTCTCCTGCACCACCTGCTGCATCTTGTAATGAACCGTTCATGTCATTGACTGCACCAGCTACACCACCGTCTTTTACGGTCGCTTTCTTGTTAAACATCAAAGCGATAAACTCGGCTAATTTACCAGTCACATTCTTCAATACCATGGCAAACGAGTTCAAGACTGGCATGACAGCGTTCACGATTGGTAAGAATGCATTCCCTACATTCAAGGCAGCATCTTTCAATAATGATTTAAATAAGCTGATTCGTCCGTTGACTGACTGAGATAAGGTCGTACCATACTTGGCAGTAGCTTGCTCCAGGATAGCCATCAAGCGAATTTGTTGTTGGGTTTGGTAATCAAGTTGGTCCCAACTTTGGCCATTTGCAAAGCGTTTGAACGCTTCAGTAGACTGAATCATGGCCACATTGACGTTGATTCCTAAATCTTCAATTGCTTCGGTGTTCCCTAGCAAACCAGAGCGAATACGCTCCATGACGTCGGTGATACTACGTCCTGAACCTTCAGCTACAACTGCGGATGTCTGAAGCATCTTAGCAGTATAAGCACTAAGCTTGTTTGAGTCTTTGATGAATCCAGAAAATAAGTTTGAATAAACCGCCCCGTATTTTGTCGCTTCACCAACACCCATGTTCATAGCGCTCGCATTGTCGTTAACCCATTTTAAGAACGTCTGTGAGCTCTCGCCCATTTGGCGCTTGATTTGGTTGACTGCTGCTGTAACTTCAAGAGCCATTTGAGTCGAATACATACCGACATCAAGCATCTTTTTGCCAAGATACGCCAATCCAGCAAATTTCGCTAATTTAGCAAATGTACCCAACATAGAACCGGACTGTGCCTTAATCTTGTTGGTTGATTCTTGGACCTTGCCAGATGCATTTTTGACTCTGTTCTCGACTTCTTTCATCTTGTTCTTGAAAGGTGCGATTTCAGCATCAATCATTACCTTGAGCTCGTCAAGAGTAACTCCCATCTATTCTCCTTTCATCTTCATTTTTCGATTATGACTCTCAGCGAATGCTCGCATACGTTCCTTATGCATTTTCGTTTCTTGTTCTTGCCTTGCCTTCTCAACTTGAGCCCTTTCTTCCTGGAACAATTCCGGAGCATAGTCCCAAACTTCAAGCGGTTTGGCTTCTTTAGAGAGTAACAAGGAAACGTTGTTTGCTATCATCTGTGAAAGTCTGTAAGATTCAACAATTTTTTCTTTTTGCTTTTGGATAGTGACACGATTGTGGCTTTCAATTATGTCTCTGATTTCAAGTATGGTTAAATCCCAAAAATCGAGAGGCTTGCCCCCGATATCTAAGAACATCGGGTATAGCCTCTCAACCATTTCTTTTACTGAATGTACGGTAGTCTCTTCTAGTCGACTACTTCCATTTTGGCTTTTGATTTCTTGGGAGCTTTCTTTTTGCCTTTCTCCTCCCGTGGCATAAAACCCGATACTTGAAGCATCGGCAAGACAACATCTGCCATAAACGCTGCCTGGTCACCGCCATTGTCCACGTAAGAATCATATAGATCAGATACATCTTCGAATGAAATGCCGTGTTCATATTTCTGAAGCGCTCCGTGAGTCAAGAGCAACATTACCTTCAAAGGCGGCAATGCAAAAGACTCACCTTCAGCGGGCATGAACACCTTGAGCAAGTTCACTCCGATTTTTTCTTCGACTTTAGTCGCTTGCAAGGATGTGAAGCGGAGTTTCAACTCCTTATCCTCGCTGACTTGCCAAACTGCGTATGGTAGAGTAGTCATCTATTAACCTCCAATTCCGTCTGTGAATTCAAGTTCAGATTGTAGTGCGATTTTAAGAGTAAACTCAATAACAGAGTTCACACCACCACCGCCAAGTTTGACAGATACTTGACCTTCAAATTGAACCTTAGTTTTATCTGGGTAAGTTTGTTCAAAGAAGAGTTTCTCCTTATCTTCCGCTGCCTTACGCAAAACACGGTAAGAAGAAGTTGTGCTTGAGTTATCATAAGCGAACTTGTACTCAAGCTCTCCTGCATCACCAATACCAAATTCGTATTTTTTAACCTTATCTGCAAGGGTTGTGTTTTCAACCTTTTCAGGTTCGATACCGAATTCAGGCACTTCTTTAAGTCCTACAAGGTCAGTATAAGTTCCTTTAGCTTTTCCATAAGCGAGCTTAATTCCATTTGCTAACATCTATTAATTCTCCATTCTGTATTGATAAACCAATTGTGAATCTAGGTCGACGATGCCTTCAAATCTCATTAACTTATGACGTAAGTGTGATGGATCCGGAACATCTTGACAGTCAGTTCTTCGTAATCCTAACGATGCAAAAATCTTGTCGATTTCAACTGCTAGACTACTTGTACTGTCTTTGTCGAATATATCAACTTTGTAGCGGATATTCGACTTGCGCTCTTTTTCGTCATACCATTCACCTGGTTTGTTTTGTTCTTCTAAAAAAATGACGACTGGGAAGTTCTCCCAATCGTCTGGATAAGTGTCGGTCACATTATCTGCGACCTTCTGCAATTCTTTGTAAATTACGGGTTTAATATTGATCATTATATCTGCTCCTTTAGCTTCCTACTAATGAATTTAGAAATACTTCTTGATACACGGTCATGATTGTCTTTCAAGGCAGGGTACAAGTAAGGTTGAGCTGGCTGACCATACATTTTGTAGAACTCTCCCATCTTTTGGAAGTGGTACGGTCCTACGTTGATTTGGTCTTCGTGTACGTACCACGGACTAGAGCGGTAAGACGCGCTAACTTCAGGCGATATACCAGAATGGTTAGCAAATCCTTTTGGACCCGTTCCAAGCTCAGCATAAGCGCCGTGATCTGAGTTTGTGAATATTTCGCTTGATATCTTGTTACCGTTCACTTTCAACCTTACTCTGATGCTATTTCTCAACTCGCCTTCATTCGCCGGCGCTCTGAGTTTCGCTTCGGGTTGAACGATTGTCTTACCAGCATACAAGACCGCTTGACCTACAAACTCATTTGTCCTCGCCCCGTAGAGCTTACGACACTTAGCAATTAAGCTATCTGCTCCGATTAAACCTGACACGTTCTAACTCCAATACTTGATGATGACTGTACACTTTCTTTGAGATAACCCGATGCGTGACTTCTGTTTCGCTTTCGATACAAACACCATCTTTTACATTGATATCTGCATCCTTGCTCGCATTCGCATTCAGGATATCATTCAAGCGTTCGCCATAGATTTCAGATTGTAGCTTGCTACTAGCTGGCCACAATTCAAGTCGAACTTCTTCAACTTTGTCCGTATATCCTTCCTTAGCAATTCCCTCATCTGTCACGATCTTCTTAAATCGCTTCATAGGGTATAGCTTCAGTCTATTCTTTTTCAAAAACATGACCTGCCACCCTCGCTAAGCGATGCATCCGAATACGCTGTAAGATGCCTGTAGACAATCCGTTTTCTCCGTAGGTTACAGAGATACCACCTTCACTCCTAGACTGCTCTCCTTCACTTCCTGAGCGATTGTAGAGCTCGATTACAAGTTCAGGGATAAGCCTTTCAAGTGCAGGTGTTAGATTGTCCCGATTAGTTTCTGATAAAATGATATTTTCTGCCCGTAAAATCAAAGACGAGAGGACTGACTCGTCACTCTCGCCTGTCAACATTTTTAGTTTTCCAAGTTCCATAAAGACCTCCTAATCTAAAGGAGTCGTCTCGTCTCCTTGTGCTTCGGTTTCTTCTTCGTCAATGATTTCAACCACATCTGCAATATTGACCGAGAACCCTTCTTCAAGATTGTGAGACAGTTCGTCAAAGCGTTCTTCTGTCATCTCAAAGATTTCGTTCTCTTGTCGAACCACATTAGCTTGCCAATCATTGAACGCTTGCTTGACTCTGACTTTCATAGGTCAGACCTTATTTCTTGATTTCAGCAAGCACTACCTTAGAGTCATCTGAAACGGCCACTGTGTAGAACTCGTCAATTGAGATTTCAGTAGTACGTTTCAAAGACTTACGGTCTACTTCGACGTTTGGGTCACGTTTAAGGTAAACAGTCAAAGCTGGAGTGTCTTTCTCAGTTTCATCATCATGAGTAAGTTTTATGATTGGACAAGTGAAGAATGCGCTAGTTCCATCAAGAGCGACTTTCTTAGTAGGAACGATGCGTGTGTTAGCGATTGTTCCGATTTCACCAGTCATAATGACTTGGTTCGGATATTTATCAGCTGAGATGAAGTTTGGATCTTTGCGAAGAGTTGTAACTTGTTTTGGATTGACAAACATTACTTTTTCAGTATTGACTTCTTCCTCAAACAAATCAATAGCATCTACGATTACATCATAACTGATTGCTTTTGTCTTAGAGTCAAACTTACGAGTGTTTGTTTTCAAGAGCGCATCCATTGCATCGTTATCGATTTTAGATGCGATTGAAAGTGCGAGTTGGTTCTCAGCATTACCTACTGGGTCACCATAACCAGAAAGAACAGCTTCATCTGTCAATTCGACAGCTTTCATAGCTTTCTTGATTGTAGCGGTCTTAGTAGATGTTCCAAGAACTACTACGCCAGCTTCTACACCTTCGTTTACATCTTCAGCATCACCGATGTAAGTGTATGATGGAACGGTAATTGTGTTACCTGGTACGCCTTCAAGCGTGCGGTCGATAGCTGCAAATGGAATCACTTGCAATTTCTTTGGTAGTTTAGCTGCAATCATATCTCCCATTACTTCGGGATTTACGAGATTTGCGATTTTAGTTTGTGTCATGTTTTAAATTCCCCTTTTTTATTTAGTTTAAAAATGAGTTATACAATTCAGGATTTGACTGTTTCAATGCAGCCTTCTCTGAATGGCTCATTTGGAAAAATTGAGCTCTTGAAAGCCCTGTTGATTGTTGTGGCGCAGTCTTAATAGGTGCGCTACCCTTCATGCGTTCGGATACACCTTTCTGTACTGCATCCTCCCACGTTTTCTGAATGCTTGCGACTGATTCGGTTACAGCTTCAGCGTTTGACAAATCAACCACGGCTACTAATTCAACTGGTAAGCCACGTTCGCTTAACATTGCCTTAGCTTCTGCGGTTAATTCCTTTCGAGCAATAGCTTGTTCACGGTTGGCCAGTTCTTGCTCACGCTGATCTAACTGATATTTTTGTTTTTCGTCAGCGTTCATTTTAGCAAGCTTCTTGGCTTCGTTTTCTTTGGCTTCTTGCTCTGATTTCCACTTAGCAAATTTCTTGTTGATGATTTCGTCAACTTCTGCATCTGTGTACTTCTTCTCGTCTTGCGGTTGGGTTTCGATAGTAGGTTCTGCAGGTACCTTTTGTTCTTCAACCGTTTCGACTGTTTGTGTTTCTTCGTTCATTACGAACCTCCTATTTTTAAAGTCGTCCCCGACTGTATAATTCCATGGCTTTTTATGTCTTCAATGCTCGGACAATATTAAATCCGCATCAATTCTGATACGGTTAAGTAACGATATTAAGCAGCAGTCTATTCCTGCCAGTCAAGATGTTGGATCACCTACTTTCTTTTGCTGAACTCATCGATTAGGCTTCTTGTTAGCGATAAGCAAAACGCTACCACCATCAAGAACACTAACCAACCGAGTGCTATAAGCACCCATTCCCAAATGAACATAAGCTCCTCCTTTCTGAGCACGAAAAAAGCACTTAGATTTCTCTAGGTGCTTAATATTCATAGCCAATTTCTTTTTTCATTTCATCAAAGTCGCGTTTTATTTTTGAATTAATTACATACTCTTCAGCAAGTGGACCATATCCAATACCTGCTGGGTCTGCTAAGATAGCCTTGACGTCGCTAACATCTTCTTCAGTGAAATCATCTGAAAAACTCATCCATTTGTAAAAAGAATCTAATAGAATTTCTACAACAAAACCTCTTCGGTTTACATCGACAAGAGCACACCGACCATCTGTTAGTGTAACTAGAATGTTGTTACGACTATCGTCTACTCCTATGATTTTATTCAACTCGAACAAATTTTTCACCCTCTTTCACGAAAATATCAATCCCGTATGATTTTAACGCATTAATTTGATTGTTATTTGGTATTTTGTTAGTGAAGTACATACTTGAGATATCTGTCAATCCAACATCCCCATGGAATTGAGCCTCGATATATCTGATTCCTAACGTTTTTGTTAACTCTTCAGGAGTTCTTGCATTTTTATTTTTCAAAAGATTGACATACTCTTGTAAATAATTTTTGTCAATACTTAAAAGGTGAGGCGAATTAGGGTTATCCGCAACTAAATCCTTGTAAACAGCAGGACCCAAACTATTGTTTATAGTGAACGTTGTTCTTGATAACATTTCATCTTTAGAAAAACGAACAATTACATCTCCGTATTGAGAAACACCACCCCAGCTTTTTGAATTGTATAAAAAATCTTCATAAGGGTCTTTGTTTCCGAAATACCCATACTTTTCGAAGTCACGCTTCTTTAATCTTTTTCCTTGTAAACCGAAAAGTTGTTCATTTGCTTGACGTCGATACTTCAAATTTACAGTACCACCGCTTGTTCCGGTTTCGAACTGGTTCAAAAATCTAGTCGAATCAATCAATTTATCTATGTTTTCAGATTTGAAGCGCATAGATAATTCGCTGTTTTCTAAAACGTCTTTAATCCTATTGCTGGCCGACTCTATATCTTCAAAAGATAATTGATTTTCTACGTAATCATTATACCACTTTCTAGCATAATGGTCAAAATTAGAAAGAGTTTTTTGTTTTAAATCTAACCCGTTTGAAAACGAATCTATAAAAGCGTTCTTTTGTTCTTTTTCGTCTTTGTCAACGTACTTAGAATACCACTCTTTATAACTCATATCCGCAGGCACATACTCGACTTTACCTGTCTCTGGATTTCTAGCCCTACGCTCTAACTTGCTGTAGTCTATATCCTCGTCATGAGCGATAGTCGTAGACCTACACCAGGGATGTAAAGGTGGATAGTTCACACCAGGTATAGCCTTGTCCGTATCGTAGACCTTGTTATCGTGTTCTTGACAAATCTCAGACGTCCGTCTGTCCAATACTGCCACAAACTTGTACTTTGTGATTTCAGCATCTTCATAGCTGAGCAGTTCCATCTGATTGTGAAAGAACGCTGACTCAGTACGAATCAAGCGCCTAGCTTTATTCTGTCCAACTTCAAATCGTTCTGCGATAGCTTGAGATGTATCTCTTACACTCCGACCAGTCATAAGACTTACCAGGAGCTCATCTTTTACGCTTGAAGCAAGCGCCCCAGTATTTGACCATATTCTGTCCGAATAGGCTTCTCCTGTCCACTTGAGACCTTGTAGACGCTTGATTTCAGTCTCAGGTAAGTCAGAGAAACTGTAAGCAAGCCCTGTCTGTTGTTGCAAGTCAAAGGTAGCTTTGTAGTAGCTGTCTTTCATGAGGTCGCCATAGAAATCATCTGAACCTTGCTTCTCGGAAAGATAGATAGAACTACGCATAAGGTCTAAGTCGTCGCTTAAGCGTTCTAACCGCTTCATGCGATAAGCGTAAGCTGGACTGTCTAAGTCAGCAAGCAAGCGTTGAATGTTCGAGTCGTTTGGTCGAGCTTCAAGAACCTTGCGAAGTTCATTCAGGTCCTTCTGGTCCTTCATGTTTTTCAAAACATGACGAGCATCACGTTCGCTCAAACCATAATCACGCTGAAACTTGTCAAAGACCTTATTGATTTGTTTGTCTAGATAGACTTTTGATTGTCTGTAGATATCATCAAACTTGTCTGCTTGCTTCTCAGCCTTATCCATCTGTTCATAGATGAGATTAGCCTTCCTCTTCGCCCAATACTCCTCGTTCTTCATCTGTCACCTCTTCGTCTGGCTTCGTGTTGACCTGATTAAAGAATGGCACACGTTCCATATTCTTCTCCTTCTCTTCTTCGAGTTCTTCCAATTCTGCGTCAGGGTCTTCTACGAATGGCAAGAGAGAAATAAGCTGACGAAGTGAGACTTTGCCTTCAAGGTTATTGATAACCTGTGACAACTCAAGCAAGTTCTTAGGCAATCCACGGCTGAATTGTGGCACGATTGAATGTGCCTCAAGAGCAATCTGCTGCATACCCAAGTAATGAGCAAAGATAGCAATCCGCTGACGAATGCCTCGTTTGTAGTTAGCTTCTTTGGTCTTAGTAATCATCTCAAGACCTAGCAGCTTGAATTCCATGGCTACGCCTGAACTATTCCCTGCGAAGTTCTCATCTGTCAGATTCGGTACATGACTGAATGTGTAGATGTCTTCCTTCAACGATTTACGCAAGATTTCAGTAGCGTTTTCGTCCAAAGCGTTCTTCAAGAAATCAGCCTTGGCATCTGTTGGCAATTCCAAAAGACCTTCTTCAGCAAGGATGCTCATTGCTTCCCTAGCATCTTCCAAGTTGTCTGCTAACTGCGCACCGTAAAGTACAAGAATAGACTCGACCGCTTGTTCTTTGTCATTGACACGATTACCCATCAACGAATTGTAAGCATCAATCAAGCTGATTTGTTGTTCGTAATCGCCAATTGCAAAGTGGTTGTTTCGATATTCGATAATCGGAACCTGTCCAAGATTATGCGGTTCTACTTGTTCATTCTCTGTAGTTCCCGTACTCGAATCACGCAGCACGATGTGATAGTGAAGGTTCTGTGTGAAGACTTCTGCTTGATACTTAGTAGTATCCTTAGAATCATCCTTAATCTCGTAGTAGTAAACTGCAAAAAGAACTCTGCGTTCAATACTATCATCGTAAACCAAGAACACATTCTCAGGATCTATACTGGTCGAATCAAGCTCAGCCAATCCCTCTTTAGCATAGATGTATTCATAAGCACGACCATAGATAGACATGTTCAAAGCGTTCTGTGTGTCTACTTGGTCAATCTCAGCACCATCAAACGCTACAAGCAAGGACTCAATATCACCTTCAGCAGTATTGTTGTACTTAATGGCATTGCCCATAAAGTAACCCGTAGCAGTATCCGAAATATCCTTGGCATGATTGGCTACTGTCTTGAAGTTTGGCGCATTCTTGTTCCGTCGTTGATGATTCAAGATAGCATGTTCACCCATGTAGTAGCTTTTTAGCTTCTTCAATCGTTGGCGTTCTTGCGTGTGTTTCTGAATCAGCTTATAAATCAATTCTTTGTTTAAAACCGTTTCATCGTATCCCTCTCTCGGATAAGTTAAAATCTGATACATTTTATTCCTTTCTATAAACCAAAGTCTGACCGTCTGCGAACAGTTGCTTTAACACCTTCGATACATTGAAGGCTATATCGCAGCGCGTCCATCAAGTGGTTATTCTTATCTTCTGGCTTGTTCAACCAATTACCTTCTTTATCACGTTGATAACAATAGCTGTAAAATTCGTCCATGATATGTTCACAACTTGGATGCACATAAATAGCGTATCCTTGTAGCTTGGACACGCCTGCCATGATACTATCCTTTCCTTTCCTACTCTCTTTAATTCGAGATATGCCATGCTCCGACCTAAGCTCTTCAATTAACCTTGACTCTGCGCTATCTGCGATGATTGTCGAACGATGATAACCTTTATCTTTTATCATCTTAGCGACCTCTTTAGTTATTAGACCGACTCTATACGCTTCATCAAAAATATGTATCTCTTTTGTCGTATCGTTTATGAGCGAGCAACACAAAGCGGTTGGATCGTGAGTAAAACCAAAGTCAAGCCCGATACACAATTTGTTGCCAGGATTTCGCAACAACTCATCTTTATCAAACTCTTTGACAGTCACGTTGTCGTAGATTAGTCCTTCAGCGACACCCCACTCACCGTCACAAACAATTCTCGCACGCCTTGGATTCGTATGATACAAATCCTCATAACGTTTGATATCGACTTCATCCAGCCACTCATTGCATCGATAAGTAGTCGTCATCGAGAGCGTATCAGCCCGTCTAGTCTCTTCGTCAAAGAAGACACGTTTGAGCCAGTGCCTCTCATTCCACGGGTTGAATGTGACCGTTATTTGTTTAAAGAAACCAGGAACATCCAAGCTACCACGGATAGACTCAACAACCGTACTGAACTTGTCTTCAGTCTCAATCTGGTACGCTTCCTCGAACCACGCCCAGCAAAGTATACCTACATCGACCGTGATAGATGTGATTTTAAGTTCATCATCCAAACCACGAAAGAGAATCTTCTGTCCTGTTTCCCTTACTGTGATTTCAGGCAAGGACTCATTGAATTTAAATTTATGAGCGACTTTCAGTTGGTTAGCTGCCCATTTAAAATCCGTGTAAGTCGATTGCTTGTTCGTATTTGAATATCTACGAATGACAAGTAAGTTAGCCCAGGGATATTTCAATAAGCGTATGATGTAATTCAAAGCAGTCGTCTTTGACTTCTTTGAACCACGGGAACCCTTTACAACTCGATAAAGATTTCTCGAACGCCAGAACTGACCGTATCCACTACCTACCATCTTGGGTAGATCTACGACAATATCGTTCTGTTTAATCTGGTATGTCTGACTCATTCGCAAACACCACCGTTCCAGAAACGTCGATTTCAGATTTATCCGTCCAAAGTCTATGACGTTTACCTAGAAGTTCAGCAGCTTTAATTCTATCTTTAGCTCCAACGTCGATATCAATAACTTGTTGACCAAGTTCCCCGATACTACATAGAGTTTGTTCTTGAGTCTCCCCTCGCATGACTGAAGTGAGATAACCAAGGACCTCTTGTTGGTCAGCAATCTTCTCAGAATCAAGCTGTTTCAGTCGTTCATCTATATAGGTTTTAATCTTAGGATTCTTTAGTAACTTGTGACCTTCAACACCTGCCACTCTATCACTAGAAGCGCGATAACCTGCTTTCTTATAAGATTCAGTCGCATTACCTGAGATGATGTACTCATCTGCAAACTTCTTTTGTTTTATCGTTAAATCATTCAATTTTCCATCACCTCCACTTCTTAAAATCAAAAAGCCACTCAATGAGTGACTTAACGAGAGGCGACTACTAACCTCTATCAGAACCAATAGTATATTGTTACCTTTTCTTTTTTTATTTTGTTGTAGTCTTTTAAAACCTCTGAGGGAATCAAACCCTCTAGCTTATAACTTACCTAGGATATAAGTAGCCACGCAATCATGCAAGGTCCAGTCGCTACTGCCGACCATTTAATAAGTTAAGACGGCGCCCGGAATCGAACCGGGAAAACAAAAAGTTTGGAGAGCTTATCTGTGTGAGAACCAAAAATAGTAGAGAATCCTATCGCCGCCATAAAGGGCGTAACGCCCTTTGGTAAAAAAATATATAGGAGCCTATCAGCCTCTTACTGACAATATCATAATATCACTTTAAAGTTTCACTTTAGTTCACTTTGTTCACATTTTTTGATAAGTTCCCAAAAGCTGACTTCCTAATTTTTTGAATGGCGCCTCGGCTATATCTCAGCTTAGTCTCAACTTCGTTCCAGGTCATCCCATCGATGTAAAACAATCGCATTACGATGTTCTCCACCGGATCGTCTAGTGACTCGATAGCTTGAATGAGTTCTTCGCGTTCTTTATACAGATCTTGAATTTCACGATAGAGCTGTTCTGACTTATCAATGATCAGCACATTCAATTCTTCGGACTGGTTTTTGTTATTTTTTGATTTCGGCATATTATCAAATTGCTGTCCTCGTAAAATACCAGACTTCAAGCTAATGATTTCCTGGTGTTTCGACTTCACTTTGATATCAATATATTGCAAGGCCTTTAGTCGTTGCTTAATATTGATTGTCAATCTTCCACCTCCAATTCCTCAATCAACCAATCAAGGTTCTTTCTAGCTTTCTTCAAATCTTCAAGACCGTTTTTCTTTTGGTGCCTTAGTAGGTATTTTAAACTATTACCTAAAAAGAAGCCTTTCAGCTGTTCTGGTGTCATGAAGTTCCTTAAAGCATCGATGGACTTCATGCCGTACCGGCCTTGATAGTGGCTTGGATTGTTTACATTGTCAATTTTTTCTGGTTTCATCTGTTATCCTCCAAAAGCCCCTTATTTTCATAGACGTTGCCGATGATTTCAATGCTATCAGCAATCTCTTTAGCATCCTCTTCAAACTCTTCTAAATCTGCACAGTCTGCGATAAAGTCAATTTTCCCTTTAAAATCTATATAAAAACCTAGTGTGTCATGCCTCTTTATGCTCATGACATCTTTACCATTTGTAATAATATCCCCCTCAAAGATTTCCTTACCGTTTTTATCTTTGAGTCCTGTTGATTGCATGAGTTCAATTTCGTCAAAGTTTATGAAATTTGTTTCACCAAATTCCCAATGCTCACCGATTAAAACGCTTTTCTTAAAATCTATCAAAGAAACATCTAGCATTGTTTGCGTTTTTTTATCCCATGCTCTAAACCTCGGTGTCATTTTGCACCTCTTTCTCTACTGTAATTTTAAATTCATAATCATTTATGTTTAAAGGTAAAACTGAACCAATTTTTGTTTCATCTCTCAATAAATCAAAGATAATTTCTAAAACTTGTTTACCTAAAATCAACTGAGTTTCTAAAATGTTTTGCTCATCCATCACTCCACCTCCTCGACTTCAAACAAGGTACTGTTAAATACTTCACCAAAGCCTGCTTCTTCTAGTTCTTTTCGAGTATGTGCTGTACGATATTCCTCATTCTCTATATTGTCGCTAAATACCCAAACATGGCCGTTCTTAAAATTTAGATATTCTAAGTCTTTATCTAATCCTTTAAAACGGACGCGATACCTCTTTTCTTTCTCGACCTCGTAGCCGGATTGGTGCATATTGACGAGGGTTTGAAATGGTTTTGTGCCAGCGGTTAGAAACCACCTTTCAAACTCATTAAGTTTAGCGCCATCAAAAACCGATGGAATGTTATAGGCACATCGATACAAATTCGCTTCAAAAACATCCTTATTCTCTTCATACCAATCCGCCACAAACTGTGGGATTGTGACTTTCTGTGGTTCGTCTAGTTGTTCCAAGTCTTCTAAAACTTCATCAACTGGAACAACAGCAAAACACTGGTCCTCATACTTTTTTATCAACTCTTTTTTATTCATCTTCTAATTCCTCATTATATTTTTCTACTAACTCATGCAACCAAGACCAAGTTTCAGTTTCTTCATCTATTGGCTCAACGTCCCTTTCTTGTAACCAAGCGGAAAAATCAACCACATTATCAATATAGATTGTGTCGTAATCACCCCAATCCCATTCAGTCAGGTTAATCTCTGTTTCTGTTCCGTTTTCGTCTTCGACTGTGATTGAGCCATTCTCAACACAAGCAGTACCATAGCATAGGTCACAAGTACCCGTTTGTTCTTCTTGGAAATCCGAGTTATATTCTGTTACTTTATACTTCATTCCGTCACTTCCTTTAATTCAACCATCGGGTTATTCAGTAACCAATCGAGATTTTTCGCTTTTATTTCATCGATCGTAAAAGTTTGTTTAAACTCGACCGTGTAACGCGTTTCATCTTCAATCTCTATGATATACGTCCCCCGTGTTTTCTTTTTATTCTTCGTTGTAGCAATCAGGCTTCTTAACGTCCGAACATTCGCTCCGGTCTGGTCTGCAATTTCTTGTAAAGTCCCGACTGCTGTTAGCTGGTCTTTTCTGTAATATGCAAAAGTACGGACTTTCATCGGTGAGCCCAGCAATTCGACGTCTGTCACCTTAAAAAAATCACAAAGAGTTTCGATTCCGAATTGACTCGGTAAACGTGAACCTCTGAACCATGAAATAACTGTATTGTAAGCCCACCCGATTTTGTCTGCCAATTCTTTTTTTTCGAGCCCTTGTTCCTCTGTGAATTTTTTCAGATTTTCCCGCAAGCGTTTCTTCTGCTCGTTGTCATATTTCACGTATTCCATTGTCAATCTTCTTTCTTTCTGACTGATATCTCGTACAATTGTTTTTCGATTGGTATCATGTTTTCGCTCCTTCCGCTTGCGCTTCTAACCATTCAAACAAAAGCCCGAATTGCTGCACGACTAGATCGTTATCATTGTACTTTTTACAGATTTCAGCAATCGAGGACGCCACCCAATGCCAATACCGGTCCGAACCGAATCCGGCTAGTTGTGCCATCTGATTGCTTCTAGCCATCCACTCCGGAACTTCCACGCTAAAGAAATGTATATAATTCATCGTTCCATTCCTCGACTTTGATATAGATCCCGACTGTGTCTGCCCAGAACTTTTCGACAATCTCACTGGCTACCTGGGCATCGTCTTTCCAGTATCCAATTTTAGTCATGCAGTCCTTGAGCAACTTCTGTAAGTTGTCTGTATCTGGCTTTGTGGTCTTGTACTGGCCATCGTAACTTTTTTTGATACGAGGGAAGCACCACTTGACAGTCAGCCGAATCGCTCCTTTAATTTTATTTGGAGGAACATGCTGCGCGAGCAAGCTCTCAAATTTCGCCCTGGCATTTTTCAAGTCTGCTGGCTCATAAAAGATTGGCTTTCCAAATTGTACGTTTACCTTTTTTTGTTGGTGTGTTGTAGTCGGAATTTTTTGCATCGGTAAAAAGAATTCAATTAACATTTTTAAAAATGCACTTCCTTTCTTTTTTTAATTTCGCTTTTAGTCCATGACCCTTGTATATGACAGGGTGCGTTTTAAGCAACCCTGTCTATACAGGTATGGACATGATGGACGACAGGACATTATCTATATATGTAATATATAGTTGTCTGTCGCACGACACCACCGTATTTTTCGGTTCTGTCGCGACAACGACACTACCGTATTTTTTATAGTGTTGTCGTTGTTAGGACACCACCGTATTTTTCGGTTCTGTCGCTGATTTTATTACAGGGATAATATTGCCCGTGTTTTTATCAATTTGATATTTTTTAGATGTTTTTATCCGTCTTTCGACAGTTCTGACAGTTATACCTAAGTAATCAGCTACATCTTCTTTCGATGGTGGTTCGCCATAATTTGCGTTTTCGATTGCTTCGTCAAACTCTATCAGCTTTTGCTTTTTGTCTTCCTTTGCATTCTTTTTGCGAGTTTCTTTAGCTCTTTGCCAGCTAGGTTTATCATCTTCCAACTGTATATCCGCCAGCACTCCTGATTCATCAAGCGCATGTACTGGATAACTGAACCACATATTGACTGGCTTGAACTTGGCAAACTCTCGAAGCGTACCCTCAACGCGCCAAGCGGTCGCTATCTGGATTTGGTTGCGGACTTCTTCAAGCTTATCTACATAAGGAGCACGTTCCATGACATCTGGAATCCCTTTTTCGAAGTGTGTTCTCATCTGCGCTGAGCTTAACAGGTCATCTAGTCCGACATTCTGTTTGTAATAAGCGTTATTTCGTTCTTGCAGTGCTCGTTGGTAGAGTTGGCACGTCGCTTGATTTAAACGCTGCGTTAGTAGTTCTTCAGATACTTCCAATTCGACTAAGTCGATAAGTGCATCAGGATCCCGTGCAAATACACCCGAACCACTAGCACGGTCCATAGACTTCTTGCCACCTTGTGAGCCTTTCGAGTGGTGATGGCAGTAGATAACCGAGCAACCCAGTTCCGTTGCCACCTTATCGAATTGATTGGTAAAGTGCGCCATCTGGTCCGCACTGTTCTCGTCACCAGTTAGAACTTTGTAAATCGGGTCAATGATGACTGCGATGTAGTTCTTTTTCAAAGCGCGACGAATAAGTTTAGGCGCTAGTTTGTCCATCGGTACGGTCTTTCCACGAAGATTCCAGATATCGATGTTGTTGATATTCTGCGGTGCCAATCCCATCGCTTGATAAACATCACAGAAACGATGCAAGGCAGACGGACGATCTAGCTCCAGGTTGACATACAATACTCTTCCTTGAGTACAATCCCAACCAAGCCACTTCTTACCTTCAGCAATTGCGATTGACATTTCAATCAAAGCGAATGACTTACCAGCTTTTGACGGTCCAGCAATCAGCATCTTGTGACCTTGACGAAGAACTCCTTTAATCAACTCAGGAGCTAACTCTGGCAAATTATCCCAGCTATCTGAAAGAGATTCAGGATCAGGCAAATCATCGTTCAAGTCTTCGATGTACTGGTACCATTCATCCCAATCAGCCTTACCGATATTCGTATCTACTAAGAATTGCTTCTGGCCATTGCGAATGAATCCTGGCATGCGTGATAGTCTGCTTGGATTTCGGTTCTGCGTATCGACGATGATTCCGTTCTTCTGACAAATCTTATAAAGGTAATCGACACGATTACGATACTCTTCGTAATTCTTAGCATCCACCTTGACGATAGCGTGTAGCGACTTGTTTCCGCTGTGAACCAAAGCGACAATCGGCAATTCAAGTTCTTTATAGATTGCGTTTTGCTTATCAATCGGCATGCTGTCAGATTCAACCAAGGCGTATCTGAAATCTGTCACGTTTTCATTCTTGGCACCCTTGCCATCCATAGGATTAAAACGTACCCATGCACCAGCTTCTTCGTGGTAATCACCGAGGACAGCTCCGATATCGCCATTACATTTACTAAGAGCTTCAATCAATTGCCCCGCGGTACGGTCATAAGCTCCCTTAGTTGGCAGCCATTTGATAATCTCGCCTGTTTCATCGTCAGTCTTCGGATAACACTCAGTAACATAGCCAACATTTTCGCTAGCTTCAAAGAGCGTTTCAAGATATTTGATAATTTCCTGAACTGGATTCCAAACTGTCGGTTCGTGGATTTCCTTCCCTTCAATCCAGTCCTTATCAATGACACGATAATCACGGTCGATTGTATCTGTCCAACCTAACTCATGAGCGTTCTCACTGTCGTAGCTAGATTGTGACACCCAACCGTTTTCTTTTGCTAGCTGGGTAATGGTAGCACCTGTTACAATTGTTCCTGCTTCTTCGTTGAAAGTATCCCATTTCTTGAAGCATTCGAATTTCTTATACCGGCTATCATTTTGCGACCAATTATCCCAATCAGATGCCGTGTAGCCTTCGTGTTTAAGGGCCATACCAATATTGACCCATGTTTGATAGTCTACCGTGGCAGGATTGATGTAATCCAGCAACGGCAATAAGTTAAAATCATTCTCTGCCACTGTTTTCTCCTTTAAAATAATTTTATTTGTGATTTATAATTTTCAAGTCTCTGCTTAGCAAGGTTGAAGATGTCTCCGTCTAACTCACAACCTACATACTCAAAACCTAATTCTTGACAAGCGATCAAACTACTTGCTGAACCGACATGAGTATCAAGAATCTTATCTCCGTCTTTTGCATAGTTTTGTAGCAACCAAAGATAAAGATTTATCGGTTTTTGTGTTGGATGGATTCTAATTTCATTTAAGGACTTATTCCCTTGTTGTATATGGCCTTCAGAGATTGATTTACCTTGCATCATACCATTCCACATATAACGAAATAGTCGCGTACTATCATGTAAGCTGCAGTATGCTATCTCACAATCTGAAAAACTTGAATGACCATTAACTTTGTCCCAAACGATACGGCCAGATCCAAAAGAATAGTCGAAGTAGTTCACGCCCCAAATAATTTGATTTTTTGAAACTCTAAATAATTCATCAAAATAATCTTTCCCCGGAACTTCCCATTTAGTTGTTTTGCCGTACAATCTATGGACTCCTATAGGACTGATTTTGTTCCCATAAAATTCTCTTTTTTCCGGTCCGGAAAAATATGGAGGATCCACAATAACTAAGTCAAAGTAACCATCAGGATATCGTTTTATGACATCCATACAGTCTTCGTTAAGAAATAATTTCATACATCACCCCGGCACATATTCAGATGGTCGCACGCCTGTAGGCAATCGCCAACCGTTTGCAGCGATACGATCAATCATGTTTCTAGCGTGGTCAAACTGCCACATGCCCACATCTTTGAAGCCACGACCTTCCAGGAAGCGAATCTGTTTTGGTGTGGTCAATCCTTCTGATTGTCGTTTGTGCAATCTATCTAACAAGAGGTTGGCTTTGCCTGCATTTCCTACTTCGTCAGTAAAGATGCCATATTTTTCAAGCGCTTTGATTTGTTTGTCGCTAGGAGGGGACATCTCCCATCCGAAGTTAGGAACGTAGTTCGACAAGTCTTCAGCGTGGATAGACATTTCAAATTGCAATGGATCTACTAATTTGCGCTTACGTTTACGCATTTCTTCCAATTGTTTAGCCAAAGCTTCCTCACGTTGAGCGACTACGTCTTCTGCTGCCTTAACTTCCATATCTTCAAGGTCGAGCATGACACCTGTTTGCTCTTCCATATTCTTAACCATTTTCTGAGCAACTTCTGGAGTCTCACAAATCAAGTGAGCTGGACGGCATAGCTCGTGGCGTTCGGTATGCCAAAGGAAGTCAAGCAAAAGTAATTCTTCTTTGCCTGGATGCAAACGAGTCCCACGTCCCACCATCTGACTATACAAGGCACGTACTTTAGTAGGTCGTAACACGACCACGCAGTCTACTGACGGACAGTCCCAACCTTCTGTTAGCAACATAGAGTTGCAAAGAACGTTGTAGCGGTCCTTCTCAAAGTCTTCCAGAATCTCTGCGCGATCCTTAGACTCTCCATTTACTTCAGCAGCACGAAAGCCTTTTTCGTTTAATATGTCGCGGAACTTTTGCGATGTCTTGACCAATGGTAAGAATACAACTGTCTTGCGGTCTGCGCATTGTTTTGCCATTTCGTCCGCTATCTGTTCCAGGTATGGATCTAGTGCCGTCCCGACATCGCTTGCCTTGAAATCACCTGCTGACATGCTGACATTTGACAAATCCAAGCTAAGCGGAATTGTTAGAGCCTTGATTTTAGATAGATATCCTTCTTGGATAGCTTGAACTAGTGAATACTCGTATGCTAAGCTGTCGAAGTAAGAGCCAAGATTCTTCATGTCTCCACGGTCTGGTGTGGCAGTCACTCCTAATACATTCGACTGTTCAAAATAACCAAGCACACGTTGATAACCATCTGAAATAGCATGATGGGCTTCATCGACTACAATCGTATCAAACCAATCCGGAGGGAATTGACTAAGTCGTTTCTCTCTCTGCATAGTCTGAACTGAGCCGACAACTACTCGATACCAGGAACCGATAGAGGTATTTTCGGCTTTCTCTAAAGCTGTTCCTAACCCTGTCGCAGTCTTGAGCTTATCGCTTGCCTGTTCTAGCAATTCAGACCTATGAGCAAGGACAAGCACACGCTTGCCCTCTTTCACTTGGTCTTCGATAATTTTTGAAAAGACGATTGTCTTCCCACAACCTGTAGGTAATACTAAGAGCGTGCGCTTGCGACCTTTAGCCCATTCAGCCTGAACAGCTTCCCGTGCTTCCTGTTGATAAGGTCTTAATTGCATCCCTTACCTCCTAGAATTGCCCGGCTTGGTATCCAGCTTGTCCTTGTAGTTGTTGTCCAAAGTTCTGCTGCGGTTGTTGGTAGCTAGGTTGTGGCGCTTGTCCTACTTGTTGGTTCAATACCTTTGTATAGTCAACATCTTCAGCATAGATCATACCCTTAACTTCGTTGTACTTGTTGCCATTGTACTCACGAACTCCGACCTTACATACACCAGTTTTTCCTACGATAGCGTTCCAATCCATACGAAGCGGTTCGCCTTTACGTTTTTGACCGATAGCCCCAAAGAACGCTGATAACATACCTTCGGTTGAGCTGTGCAAGAATAAGTTGTGGCGCAATTCTGTTTCGCCTTCGTTTGCAACGATTTGAATATGAACAGTTGCCTTGTTACATGCTGGCAATTTACCTGGGTTCTGTGGGTTTGGCGTGTGACGTCCACGATCGTAACTCTTAACTGTGAAATTGTATAGACCTTCAGGCAGCAAGGTGAATTCAGCATCTTTTTGGATAATGTCATTCCAGTCGTATTCGCGGTCAAAGTTGTTAAATTGTTGTTGTGTCATGTTGTTTTTCCTCTATTTTCTAAAATTTTTATTGTATTTTGCTATGATTTCTAATTCCCAAAACTTACACATTGAAGGGCAGTTCAGGATCTGCTCTCACTTGATTTTGAATAACTTCCATAGTAGCCTGCCAATGAGATACAATCATATCCCAATAATCAGGAGGGAAGTTTTCAATCGGAGTTCCTAGTGGGAAGTGCCCACGGATGTAAGCTACTTTTTGAAGTTCTTCTTCTGTCACGTTTCCTTGTGCCATAAGATCAGTCAAACTCTTTGGCAAGCTTGCATGGTATTGGTTAGGTGCCTCTTGTGGCTCACTAGGAGCTTCATTTTGAGGCACTTCGGCAACTGTCGACATATCGAGAGGCAATTCTTCTTGAATTGGTTCAGGAACTTGTGGTGCGCTTTGCTGAGGCTCAGGAGCGACCGGCTGAGGTTGTGCAACCTGTGGTTGTGGTGCTTGTTGTTGACCAGCAAAGATATGAGCGATTCCTGTGTAATTGAATGGCATTTCATCTGGCAAGCCGTGTCGGTTCTTCGCATCCCACGCCGGACGATGATTGGTATACATCACACGTTCACCGCCCTGGGCTTTCTTCTTACCGTTGTCAGTAGTCATGACTAAGGTCTTATAATTGGCAAATAGAACCATGTCCGCCCATTCCTTGACGAGTGGCGCCGTTTTCGAACCAGTCTTTTGACCAAGCTTCAATTCGTAGCGATCATAAGAGCCCATCTCGTCCGGTTGTTCAAATTTTTTGATTTGGGCGTGTGCAGTCAATACTACATTGATTCCCATATCAACTAGGTCGGATAAGGCATTTAAGAAACGCCCCATTTCTTCCTGGACGTAAGTGTAACCCTTGCCCCATCCGAAATCTTCAATCCCTTGTTTTCCATGTTGTGAGCATACGTGAGCTACTGCCAATTGCTCCGCCCAGTCGACTGTATCAACAATGAGTGTTTTACATTCTGTTGGATTAGCCTTGATAAAAGCAATCTCATTGACCAGCATGGTCCAACTTGTCGGCTTGTCTAGTCGTGCCACATCCATGTTATCGGTTGAACCTTCCGTGTCGATAAAGACGGGGTCTGGGAATTGACTAGCAAAGCTAGATTTTCCGATTCCTTCCGGCCCGTAGATAACTACCTTTTGAGCTCGCGCCCGTTTTCCTCTAGTAATCTGCATGTTTTAAAATCCTCCCTTCCATGTTTCAGGAATTTGTTTCGTCTCCGGCTTGACGCTATAGCCATCTTCAATCAAGATGCTACATTCGTCTCCTGTCGATACACGAGTCGCAATTGCTTGCAATCCTTCTTGTTCAAGCCATGCACCGAATTCTTGCAAAGTTAGCTGATCCATTTGCTCTAATTTGTCAATTAGAACAAAACCACATTCTGGTTTGAGTTTGCGCACGATTGCAGTTGCTACTTGCAGTTGTTGGCTACCTGACATATTGTCCCAACGCTGACCGAGATAGAGCAATTCGCCATCATCCACAGATAAACCAGGTAGTGGCAGGTCTGCGTTAGTGAGCAAGTCTGTTTTCTGCTTACGGATATCAGCAATCACGTTGTCAAGCTCCTTGTATTGCTCACGATAGCCTTTAGCATCTTCTTCAGCCTTGTCTTTATCAAAATTCGCTCGGAATTTGAGATTGATTTGTTCAATATTTGCGATACTGTCTTCAATCTCTTGAGTGGATTCGTCAATCAAATCTTGCGTATCTTTGCGAGCGATATCTAAGTCTTGCGCTAGTCCTTGCTCTTTCTCTTGAGCTTCTTCTAACATTTTGCTAAGTCGTTCGACGTCTGCAAGCGCCCCTTGATATTCGTTTTCAATCTTCGCGAGGTTTTGACGCTTGCGAGCATTCTCACCGTTCTTTGCAAGAATTTCTTGTTGCTGCTGAATTAGTTCAGCAATCGAAACAAGCTCCTTCGGTGCATCTGGGTAGTACGGTTGCTCTTTAGCAAACTTTTCTTTTTGGTCAGCAATCACACCAATTGCATGACGTTCGTCATACTTGGCTTTCTCTTGCGTTTCAAGTTCGGCAAGTTGTGGACCGACTCCGATGATTTGTAGTAAGGTTTTCGCTTTTTCTTTGCTGGTCTGCTCCATGAATTTTGGCAAGTTGATAGCCAACTCTTCCACGAAGCTATCAAGTAAGTTCTGACCAGCTTTGTTACCACTTGGATCAATCACTTTGAGAGTGCTATTTTTTCCGCTGCGTTCTACAATCAAACCGTTTGATAGCGTGATTTTTAAGCTTGGTGGGATTGTGCTACCTTCACGTTGTGCTTGGCTAGGTTTGTATTTGTTGCCACCCAGTGCCCAAGCAATCGCGTCTAGAACACTTGTTTTACCTTGGTTGTTATTTCCACCAACGATTGTCAAGCCTTTTGCTGAAGGCTCAATTTTAACCGCTTTAACGCGCTTGACGTTTTCAATTTCTAATTTGTTGATTGTTACCATTTGTTACTCCTGTTGTTTTATTTTTCTACTTAATTTTGTGATACCAGCCCCTAGCTTGGTCAATTCTGGATCCGTGCTGAAGTAATTATTCTGATTCATCCGAACAAGCTCCTCGTTCGATAAAAGAATAAGATTCGAGATATCATAGTTGGTCTTATCTCCGTCCAGGAAGCAAACCGAATGCCCTTTAGGTATTGGTCCGAAATTTTCTTCCCAAACCTTTCGATGTTTCAACACCCATTTATTAGGCTCTGCTATCTTCTCCTTTGGATATCCATCTGTTGTAAAATTGATAGTTTCGACAGGTAAGTAATTCGGAGGTTTGTTACCTTTCTTGAACTGACCGCCATTAGGTGGCCTGCCAGGAAATTTCTTTCCTTTATTGAATGGAACTCGTCCTTTCTCGAATCTTCCTGTCAACCCGCTTAACAGGTCGTGGTTCTTGCGGTATGTCTTTACTTGTTTAGCGTTTAGTGAAAGACCGAATTTTTCGTTCATTTCATCTGCGATTTCCTGAGCAACTTTCCCTTGTTGATTATCTAGAAAATAATCATGCTGCTCCTTGTTCAATAATTTGTTTTTGAACACTTCACTACCAACCAATAAACCAAGACGCTTACGAACACCACCGATTTGAGTCTTGGTATAGTTCGTTCCAAATTTCTCATTTAGCAGCCTAGTTACTTCTGGTGTTAATCTGCCAGGGCAAATTTCATGCATGTATTCGGTGTATTCATCCTTCCAGCAGAGCGATCGGGGCATCGACTTCACCTACCTTATCCTTGAACTTCTCAGCATCCAGGGCGAGCTGTCCTGCTTGTAAGATTTGACCTGAAATAGCGACCATCTGTTTTGAACGTTGAATTTCGACCTTCAATTCATCTGACGTAAGATCTCTATCGTCCAATGTTTCCAACTGAGCAAAGAGCGTATTTGTTAAATCTGTTAACTTATTTCGTACCATTTCATGCTCCTTGCTTTTGTTTCTTCGATAGTCCGACAGGTGGTTGTTCGTCAAACGTGAATTTTCTGTCACAGTTGCGAATGTTCATTCGTGCAATATTATTGAATTGGTTTCTACCTTGCTGGTAGACTTTAATAATCATCTTGTCATGTTCTTGCTGCTTATGCATCTTATCTTTCGCTTTTTGTTCACCGTATGCAATCAGTGACAATACAATGAACAAACTAATCATAGTTGTTGCAATTCCAAGGAATTGGCTTGCTAAAGTTGGTTCTGTCATATCATTCTCCTTAAATTAAAACACGGTCAAACCTTGTTTTTCCCAATAATCTATGTACTCTTGTTGTGCTTGACCGTTGAATCCGCACGCATGGAAAGCTAATCCATGGTTGTCATTGCTTTCCTTTTTTTCTAACAGAATATTTAATTCTGATTTGACGAATTTTTTTAATGCTTTTAAATCCCCACACGGATAAAAAAACTTATAACCGTCAATTTCTAACTGCCATACCCAACCAATAGGTGTTTTATTGTATGTGTATTTTATTTCCATTTTCTATACCTCTAATAACTTTTCCAGGTCAGAGATGCGCTGATATAAAATTCTGTTTTCTTCCCTTGCTTCAATCAATTCTCTGTTTAAATCCAAAGCTACGATTCTCCAGTCTTGATTGATTTCAATTTTGGTTGTTTTGAAAAACCATTTTGTCAATTTATCTAGTAACTTCATGCTAAAACTCCGAATTGTTTTTCTTTCTTTAAATTCTCCAACATTTCTGATAGTGTTTCTTTTTTAGTGCGATAACGATTTCTGCTTTTCCATTTAACAAATAATCGAAAACCTTCATAATTGATAAACACTAGCTTGTGTGTTGGATTGTCAATGAACTGCTTAAAGTCTGGATGATCTCGCATTTCTTTCGCCCAGGTTTTGAGAGTTGAAATTGTCAACCCTTCCCACATCTGGCAAAGATGTTCATAATCACCATGTGTTGCTTTTTCGTTAGCCCCTACTGGCTTGTAGGTAATTTCCATAGCTTTTCCTCTCTTTCTGTGTTATAATTAAATTGAAAATTTTGGTAAGCGCCTGACTTCTGTTAGGTGCTTTTTTTTGTGAACTAAGCCACTTCTTGTTGCTCAATCAATGGCAAAATTCCTTTTTTATTTTTAAGAAGATCATAAAGAAACAATCGTCCTTTTTGAGTCCAGTAAGTATGCATCTTGCTATAATCTGCATCAATTGTATGAGTTTTTGACTGAGTGTAACCTTTACTAGCGTACTTCTGATACAAAAGCCAAGTGCTACCTTGCTTGTACTGTACTTTAAGTTCATGCAAGATTTTATTCAACTTCGTAGCGCTCATCCCGTAATCTTTAGCGATTACTGAAATCGGTACAAGTGTTTTATTTTGCAAGACCAAGTCGTAGTATGTTGCTTTCGGTTGTAGTTCTTGGATAATTTGATTCTTTTGAGCCACTTCTTCTTGTGCTTGTAAACGTAATTGACGTTCTTCCTTGAGTTTTTGAAGTGCTGCGATTGCCATATCAGGATTGTCCAACAAATCATCAATAGCATACAAACCATGCTTACGAATTGATTTCAAGATTTCTTTTACTTTTTTCTTGAATGCTTTCGCCAGTGGCTTACGTGATTGCATAAGAACTTCATAAAGTCCGTTCTCTGTTAAGAACCATACTTCTCTATTTTGACCTGAGGTAAAGATTGTTTCCCTCAGCTTTTCGTCTTCATCGACCGTGTCAATCATGATTGATGGCTTGCTATGTTCAATCCACTCTGCCACATCTTTTGCGAGAAAAAGTGGTTCATCTGCTGTACCGTATACTGTGAAATGTTTACCGAGAACTTCCTGCTCGTTAATAATAGTTAATTCCATCCGTTTCCTCCGTGATGTCTTTCATTTCCCCACTCTCCAATTCAATGACTTGATCAATGATGGCGTGATAGGTGCTTTGTGAGATTAAGAGAGCGACTTTAGGTTCTTCAAAGCGAACCGTATTCAATCGCTTCTCAATTGCTGCAACTCGTTCTTCTAAGGTCATGTTATTCCTTTCTAATTTAGCAACCTAAAAATTCATGTTTGTTGAACTTTGTATTTAAAAAAATATGCTGGTATTTCATGAACTTCGATTTCAAGCAATTCAACCGCCCGTGCAATTTCTTCGTCTTTCCACGATACCTTGTTATTGAGTTTTAGTGAAATGCTACGCTCCGACAACTTCATTGCATGCGCAAAGTTTGCTTGAGTACCAAATTTTTCAGTTATTCTACCTAACAATTTAGAATAATCATTACTCATAGTTTTACTCCTTTCTAGGTTCATGCATGTTGAACCTTTATTGTAATTTAATATTATCACGTATCATGAACTTTGTCAACAGAAAAATTCATTTTTTTTGAACTTTTTTATTGAACTTTTGCTCAAAAAGAGTTATACTAAAGAAGAAAGATAGGAGGTTGCAGGATATGAGACAGTACACTACTGCTGATAGACTAAAGCAAATAATGTCTGAAAGAAATTTAAAACAAGTTGATATTATTGAAAAATCAAAACCTTTTCAAACAAAATTAGGTGTAAAACTTGGAAAAAGTGCATTATCTCAGTACGTGAACGGGATTCAATCTCCCGACCAACATAAATTATCATTGCTTGCTATGACTCTCGATGTATCCGAAGCGTGGCTGATGGGCTATGACGTTCAAAAAGATAGGGAACAGGAAGAGTCTTCACACACTTCTTCCGTCGACACCCCACAATTGCGATCTATTCAACGAAAAGCTAAATCTCTAAGCGTGGCGGATCAAGAAAGATTGCTGCAACTTATGGATCTAACGTTTCAAGATGTTCTAAATGGAGGTGGTGACAACGAGCACGACCTATAGAAAACTCAGCTATAAAGAGCTACAAAATCTAGCTTACGATTTTTTAAATAAGTACACAGATGGTCAATTACCAGTTAATCTAATCTATATTATCAATCAAATAGATAATTTGTATTTGATGAAATACTCTGCCTTTTCTAGGCAACATGGATTGAAACTAGAAGAAGTCACAAATCTTCTACAAAGCGATGATGGTGCTTTATGGTATCAAGAACCTACTGATACTTATATTTTGCTTTATAATGATGCTGTAACTAGCAAAGAGCGTATCCGTTTTACGATAGCACATGAGCTAGGACATTACGTTTTACGTCATAATGAGATAACAGATAAGACTATCATATCAAGATATAATTTGACGGACTCAGAATACAACGAGTTTGAACGTGAAGCAAATTTTTTTGGTAAGCATCTTTTAGTGCCTTTTCCAGTTCTTGGTAATTACGTGCAATTCTTTCATGCTATGGATGTACAGTTTATCCAACGTGTTTTTTGCGTTTCTTATACAGTAGCTACTTATGTTATTAAAAATTTAAAAAGTATGCAAAAAATAGGTTTGGTAAAAGTCGGGCACGATGTAGAAGAAAGGTTTGAACCTTATATAAAAAAAGACAAGACTACTAGGATTTGTTATAATTGTCATTCCTCGATCTCGAGGATAGTCAACTATTGTCCTATTTGCCATTCGCCACACGGAAAAGGGGAAAATGATATTTCTTTATTTTTAGAAAAAAAGGAGGCAGAAAAAGAAGAAATGAAATACTCGCAAATACTACTCAATGAGGAAGGATTTCCATTCAGTTGTCCTAGATGTGAAAATGAAGATATTGATAGTTCTGATAAGTTCTGTTCTATATGTGCAACTTATCTTAGAAATATATGTATAGGCTCTGGGCCTTTTGATGAAAATTCTTTCTCCCCGTACCCTACGTTTGAGCTTTATAAGGAAACACAAGGTTGTGGAAAAACTTTGCCTGGTTTTGCTAGATACTGTCCTGATTGTGGAGGGATAAGTTCGTATTTCAATCAAGAGTTACTGTCATTTTGGCAAACCGAAAGAAATGTCGAAGAGCTTTTTAGTTAGGAGGTTAATATGAAATTTTGTCCAGAATGTGGCAAACCAGTAGAGGGCTTTAAATTCTGTCCGAATTGCGGATATTCCATCTCTAACCAAGAACCGACTGAACAACCTCAGCCAGTCGATAAACCAGCTTCTCCATCTCTTACCCCACGAAGCAGAAAAACGGACAAAGTCGGGCCACTTGAGATTGATAGATATAATCGTACCTATCGTATTCATGGAGCTCAAAAAGCAAAAGGCTCTTCTGGATTGGTCGGAGGAGCAATTAAAGGTACAGCGAAAGCTACACTTGCAGTCAGCACTATGGGATTGTCACTAATCCCGTCCCTTGTCAAGAAAAACAAAAATGACACTGATTGGTATTCATTCGAGGATTTAGTATCGTATGAATTGATTGTAAATAATCAGACTGTTGTTTCGGGTGGTGTTGGTCAAGCTTTGGTTGCAGGCGCTATGTTTGGACCTATTGGAGCAGTTGCAGGTGGTATCGTATCCAAACGAAAATCAACCTCTAAAATCCTAAACATGACCGTCCGTGTGACCTCAAATGATTTTAATAAACCAGTCGTATTCATTGACCTAATAAGAAAACCAGTGAAAAACACTTCGAAAGAATACAAGGAAGCAGTCGAAAACGCACAACGCATCATGGGAGCTTTGGACGTTATCGTTCATAATTCGTAAATAAAAAAACCCCACACTCGCAAAGTTTGGCGACTCTGAGTGTGAGGAAATCATGTATAAGAAACAACCATTCAAAAGGTCGTTTTCTTATACCCATTTTATCAAGAAATGAGGTGAAAAGCAAATGTGGATGGAAGAATTGCCAACCGGCAAATATAAATTTTTTGAGAGGTATAAAGATCCTTACACCGAGAAATGGAAAAGGGTATCTGTAACCCTTGACTCTGGATCAAGCAGGGCGAAAAAGGAAGCACAGAAGCTTTTAGAAATAAAAATCACGAACAATGAACAGCGCATAAACTCTTCTGACCGATTGTTCAGCGATGTTTTGAATGAGTGGTGGGAATACTATAAAAAAACTGTTAAGAAAACAACAGTTACTGCTCGTACCGCTCCTCTTAATCGTATTAAGAATGATTTTGGTATAGATACGCCTATTCGAAACATCGATACTGCTTACATTAAAAAATATATCATGGATAGCGACCTTACAAAAGCACAGTTAAAGCACTTCAAAGATATCCTCAATGCAGTTTTTGACTACGCTCAAGAAATAGGGATGGTTAAAGATAATCCTGCTAGGTCTACCAGATTGCCTAAAAATATTGCCAGTTTAGAAAATGTTGTTGCTGTTAAACAAAAATTCTTAGAGCAAGAAGAGTTGAACAGTTTACTAAAAGAACTATATAGACTCAAACGAACATACAGAGCAGGTTTGTTAGCAGAGTTTATGTCATTGAATGGTTGCCGCATTGGTGAAGCTGTAGCTATCCAGATAAGCAACTATCACAAAGATGAAAGATTACTTGATATTCACGGCACGTTAGATAGTATAGACAAGAATGCTCAAAAAGAATTTACAAAAACAATCTCAGGACATCGAACCACACAACTAACAAATAGGGAAATTGAGATCATAGATGAGTTAATCGTGTTGAATGATCTAGAATCTTCGGTAAAAGAAAATTGGCCTGAAACAGACTACATCTTTTTAAATAATAACGGCTATCCGATTCAAAGAAACTCTTTTAACATCACTTTACAAAAGGCAAATAAAAAATTGGATGAGCCGATAAAAAAACATCTCAGCTCCCATATTTTTAGACACACGCTTGTTAGCAATCTAGCAGAAAACAACATCCCTCTAAAAGCAATCATGTCAAGGGTAGGACATAAGGATGCCAAGACAACCAATCAAATCTACACACATGTCACAAAGAATATGGAACATGCAGTTTTAGATGTTTTAGATTCTATATCATCAAATAGGAAATAAATAGTTTTGCCCCTTATTTGCCCCTTTATAGAAAAAAAAGCCTATCACCCAAGCTCGAAAGCCTGATATGATAGGTTTTTAATGTTAGATTAACGTACTGTACGGATACGCTGACAG